TTTTTTATTTTTTATATAAAAATTTTGCATAGCTCTACAAAAAGTTCTTTTTAAAAAATTCTTGTCATTAATTGTAGCATAAGATTTTAGAATAATGTTTACAAGATCAGTTCCTTTTTTTAAATCTATTTTATATTTACCTTTTCTTAGTCCTGAAGATATAGGAATTGTGTTTTTTGTATCATGATACAACTCAATAATTGAGCTTAAACCTAAAGTTTTTTTATAATTTTCTATTTGAAATAATAATAATTTATAATCTTTTAAGTTTTGTTTACTATATCTTTTTATCCAGTCTAAGTTGGTAAATTTTTTTTGTGTTATGTTTATTTCAGTTAAATGATTATTTTTTAAATTATTATTTATCATATATTTAATTGGCATGCCTAAATTTTTTGCAGCTGTAAATCTGAACTGGCCATCTATAATTTTTAATTTTCCTACATTATTTTCTTTACAAACAATAGGAACTAATTGACCAAACTCTTGAAAACTTTTTACCAATTTTTTTACATGATTATCTGTTACTTCTCTGTTATCTTCAAAAAATTCAAATCGGTCATAATCTTTAGTGTCTAAATAAAATGATCCAACATTTAGCATTTTTTGAACTTTAAATATATTTTTTGTTTCCATTGTGTTTTGTTTTAAATTATTAAAAAGGCAAATCATCATCAAATGATTTTTCTTGTACTACTTCTACTGGTTTTTCCATATCAGGTTGCATTTCTAAAATGTTTATATTATTCCAGTATTTATTAGAATCTCTTTTATCTTGATTAGAATACCATTGCAATTTGCATTTAACTGGATTTCCTGCCTGAAAATTTAAGGGGATAGATGATAAATGACCTGTAGCTTCTACATAGTAATTTCCATCTGCAATTTTTAAAATAACTCCTGTAACCTCAAAATTGTTTCCTCTTGTTTGTTTATCATAAATACTTATAATTGTTGCTTTTACTTCTAGTATCATAATTCTAAGTTTTTAATTTGAAAATCTATTTTATTTATTTCTTTTTTTATTATTTCTTTAAGTATTGAGGATAGCTGTTTGCCACCATTTACCCAATCTCTCTCTAAAGCAGATTTTTTGTCTACTAGGCTTTGATATTTTCTATTAACTATATCTATTTTTTCATATTTAGTTGTCGGTCTATATGAAGTACAAGCATGTCCAGTATCGTTAATATAAATTCCATGCTCAACTATATATCCTGATTCTCTTAATTCTGTAAATCGCATTGCAACATTTCTGCTTATGCTTTTAAGATGTGAATATTTTTCTTTTATTTCTTGTGGAGAGCAAGGATATTCTTGCAAAATTAATTTATAGATTTCTTTCCTTTTACTAGGAAGTTTATCTGCTATTAGCTTGTATGTGTTATTTCTATTTTCTATTGTTTCCATAATTATTTATTATAATTTATTTGTGTTTCATTTATAAGTTATCTTGTTTATCTAAATATTCTATAATTTGTTCATATACATTATTAAAATCTCTGTATAAAATCTCAACAATTTCTTTGTCTGTATGTTTCATTATTAATAATTTATTTGTGTTTCCATCTTTCTTCTTTGTGTTTATATAAAGCTCCCATAATATCTCTATGACTTAATGATCCGTAGAGATCAATCTCACCATCAGCTATTTTATTAAACACATAAATTATATCTGATATTTTTAATCCTGAATATTTTCCAATAATTGAATCAGCTAATCTTCTCATTTCATTTTCAGATAATTTTTCTTTTATTTTAATTCTTTCGTTTAGTTGAAATAACAGAGCTTCAATAATTCCCTCTGCTTTTGTTATACTACTTTCTTTAATTATTGTTGTTAGTGATGGAGAATTAGAAAGAACAGCCTGTCTTATGGTTGTTATTTTTAATGAATCTTTACTATCAAGATTGTAGTTTACTAATGATTTCGTTTTGATACTCTTGGCTAACTGTTGTTTCATTTTTATTATTATTTATTATTTCATCATACCATGATTTTTGATTTAAATATGTGGCAGGATGTTTACGATATTTTTTATCTGATGTTGAGTTTTTATATAATGGAACATGAACCATTATCAACTCTCTTTCTTTTTGAGGTGTTTTATTCCAAACTTTTCTAGTTTTTTCCTTTCCGATTTTATAATCGTACAAATTCCAAAAATCAAAAAAAGTCGGTATTATTTCAATATCAATATCATTTACAATATCATTATCAATATCAATATCATTATCATTATCAGTGTTTTGTAGATTTTTGTTTTTTATTTGTAGATCGTTTGTAGAATCTTTTTTCTTATCATAACCACTTTTACGAGCTTTACTTCTTATTTCGGAAATTTTATTTTCTTTTAAATATCTCCGACTTGTAAATTCTATAAATCCAGTATGATAAGAGATGTCGCAGATTTCGTTAAACTCCAACTCTTTTAAAATAAGATTCATTTTATCCTCATTAACACTCCATAAGTTTTGTAGAGATTTTGAAGGAATTTTGATTGCACTTTGTTTTCCTTTTGAATGTAATTTCATTACAATTCTTAGCCATGCTCCCTCTGCTTCGCAACTTAAAATACTGCAGTCTTTAATCCAATCTCCAACGTATAAATCTATATAGGGTAAATTCTTTTTAATCATGGATTATCTTTTCTATGTTCCTTTTAATTGCTTCTTGTTCTTTTAATTGCTCGTAAATATCTTTTCGGACAGATTCTGGAGAAACCTCAATAATGTCAATTAATTTTTGTTTATATTCTTCAGGGGGATTTAAAGAATCCATTGCATAAAACAATTCTTTAAAATGTTCTGCTTTAGCTTTAAAATCTTTATCTGTTAAGTGTAAATCATCATACCCATTTATTGCATGTGAAATAGAAGCATGATCTCTTTTTAAGAAATAACCTATTTCTGATAATGGAATATGTGGAAATTTTGTCTTTATAAACTTGCAGAAAATTTTAACTAGATCAATTATATTTCTAGTTCTTTTCTTTGCTTTAATATCTAATCCAGTTTCATCTTTTATTACTAAATAATAGCTTAAAAGCTCCATGTGATTTTTACCTTGTTTTTTCATGATTATTTATTTTTAATAGGGCAGGTTTAAAGTCCAGTTAGCCTGCCCCTTTGATTAATCTAAAACTTTAAATCTTTATCTTTTTTACCTGAAATAAGGTTGTCTAAATTTTTATTAAAATTTTTATCAAATTCTTTACCTACTTCTTTTAATTCTTTTTTTTCTTTTACTTCTTTTTTGCATTTATCAATAGCCATATCATGTAGTGTTTTTTTAAATAAATGTTTTAAATACCCATTTTTTAATAAGATTCCAGGATCAACATTTTTATCAGTAAACTGCTCCGTAAGTCTTTTTATGTGATATTGAATATTCCACAAGCAAAGGCCTTGTTTTATTATTTCTATTTCTGTTTGTGTATGTTTCATATTATGTATTTAACCAGTTATTATATTCATCAGCTTTCTTTAAAATATTATCTACTGAAATTTTATCAGCGACAGCTAAGTCTTTAGCATAGCTTAAAGCAAATGATCTGTTTTTTTCTTTAATATCATTATCCTTTTTAGGATAGCCATTATAATTTGTTTGCATTTTCTGTCCGTTTATATTAGGAGTATATCCGTTTGAATTAGGAGATGGAAAATTTATTTTATTGTTTCCCATTTTATCTTGTTTTTTAATATTATAATCAACTATTTCATCTATATTATATTTAGCTGAACTTGTTTTATGATCTGCAATACCAACTGTACCATCCTCAAACTGATATTCAAACGAATACATTGTGCCTTGACTTCCCTGCCATGATCCGTTTCCTGTTACCTTTGTAATTTTACTTTTTGCCATTGTGTTATTGTTTTATAATTAATAATTCTTCTTTTGTTATTTTTAATTTCTCTTTAATAATTTTAAGATTCTTAGTGTGGTATTTTTTTCTCCACATCAATTCTTTTCTTTGATCTTCTAATAATTTTTTATAATCAGATATATTATTAGTGTTCATTTTTTTATTTACTAAGTCTTTCCAGTTCTTCGGAAGTAATCTTTTTATTACTTGCAAAAACTTTATATTTAATTGTTCCATTTTTTATTCCTTTTTTAATTTCATATTCAGTTAGATCAAGATGTTTTGCAGCTTCTGGTATGCTGTATAATTTTTTTTCTTTTACATCTTCTGATTTATTATTTATTAATTGATCTATTTTTTCTAATAATTGATCTAATTTGGAATTGACTTCAATAGTCTTGTCTATTTTAAACTGTTGCATCTTTATAATTTTTTTGTATTACTTTTCTAAATTCTGATTGTTGTTTTGCTGTTAGAGGAATTTCTTGTGAATCATTATCATATAATGAAATAGCTAAACAGATTGCTATATTATATTCACCTGTAATTCCATCTCTTTTTGATTTATAACTGCCCCATTGTTCAGCAGAACCAGTTACAACTAATTGCCAGTTTTCTAAGTCTATTATTTGGGCCTTATATTCAATTGTAACTGAATCTTTATTTTTTTCACTTGTACTCATATCAGGTATGAGATTATTAACTTGTTTTAATTTTTCTAATGCTATTGCATGATCTATCTTTTTCATATACAAAAAGTGTTTGAATTGTTAATTTTTGATTTGTTAAATAAAATACCCTCTAATCGTTTTGTAGTTAATTGAGGATTTAAAGCTGATTTGCTTTTATGTAAATTGATTTGTAGATTTGTGTTATTATTTTTATTCATTTGCTTTTTTAATTTCTTTGTGAATTTTTTATTTGCTAACTCGTTCATTTTTTGTAACTTAACATTTATCTAACATTAAATCGTTGTTAGTTAAATGTGATTTTTTTTATGATTTTTTAACTAAAAACTAAATAATAATAATAAATATACGAAAAAATTTTAAAAAACAAAAAAAATAATAAAAAAAAGCTAGTAAATTTGCAGTATTTAAAAGCTTTAAACTAAAATTTATATATAAGTTCGATTCCCGTCTAGACCGCTTAATAGTTTCAAAACCCTTACTAACAGTAGGGGTTTATTTTTATGTGTAAGGTTATGTGTAAGGTTCAGCTAAAAGTTATAAGTCCATCAGTCGATTTATAGCAGTATGACCACCAAGTACAATTCCACATCCTAAAGCTTGTCTTTTAAAGTTTTTTGCATAAGCTGCAGCATAACTTTTAATGTCAATTCCACATCCGACCTGCATTCCAAAGACTCTAAACTTTTTGCCAACATACCACATAACCCCTGAATCAGTATGGTGATGGCCACAAACAGAACTAAGCATATTATTTCTAGCTTTCATAAATGCCTTTGATCCCTCTCCATGTTCGTATAATACATTATCATATTCAACTGATTCAACCCAGTTCCATTTAGGAGTATTTAATACATCATTGTAACCTCTGATCCATTTCTGTGGCAATCCTGATGTAAACATTTTTCTTGAAGCCAACTTGTCATGGTTACCAGTGCAGACATCTGCATTTGGAAATGCTTGATACCATTTAGCTACCTTTTTTATAGCAAGGCTTAATTCATCCCCTGCACTCATGCCATCAGGATCGTGCTCATGATAACTCCATCCATGCGAATCTATAATATCACCGATAAATATTACTTGATTACAGTTAAAGTTTTCATATTGTGTTAAACAAAAGTCTAAATATTCAGGATGTGTAAACGGTTCATGCAAATCACCAATAACAAGGATTCTTCTTTCTTCCTTAATTAGATTATAATATGCAGATAATAGTTTACCTGATATTCTTGGTCTTATTTGTCGCTGTTTCATAATTATCGCCCTTGCCCATTATATTTTTTTTTATAGAGTTTTGAGTTTTTGAGCTTAGATGTTTTTGATTTTGCATGAACATTTGGTCTTTTTGTTTGTTTTTTTTCTCTATGTATAAATGCAGCTTGCCTAGCCATTACTTTTTCCTTTAACTTTCTCGTATGTTCTTCCGCCAAAATAGCCTGCAAAAACAACCCACAATAATTCTTTTACTATTTCTAATTCTTGTATTTGCATATACCATCCAATAACAAAAGCTACTGTTAAAAAAGCTAATGTCAAAGGCCTTACATTTTGAGCAAGCCAACTAGAGCTGTTTGAATCAGCAACCCATCTTTTTGTAATGCCCTCAAACTGATGAATTTCCTGATCTAGTTTTTTTAAGGCAATTTCTTTGTCAGCATCTGACATTTCAGAACCACCAATCAAACTTCTAATTAAACTTCCTGCAGGAGTATTGCCTGCAAGACTGCCCACTACATTAGGGATCTTTTCAAGTAAAAATTTTCCAACTTTAGTTTGATTAAAAGGTTTCTTTGCCATAATTTAAAGTATTTCCTGCTGTGCTAGTAAGTCCAAATAACAAAGGGAGATTTGTTTTCATCATTATCGACATGGATAAAGGTTTCTCCAATTCCAAATCTGTTAAAGCCGACATCTTGCAATGCTGATAATATTTTAAATCTTTCTCTTGAAGAATTACAAGCAATATCGACTGCCTTTCCAACCAAATGGGAGCTGTTGGATTTTCCCCCAACTTTTTTATTGTGTTCGGCAGTTCTATATCCTGAATTAATTTTAAATGGGATTCTCGCTGCACCTCTTGCATTGTCAAGCATTGACAAAAAATCACTATCCATATTAATAAAACTGCCTTTAAGATCAGGTGAATTAAATTCTTCATATTTAAAATGCTTTAACATTATATTGAAAATATTATAATGAGAAATACAACTACTCCTGTTATTAAACTTATTTTTTGATTCAGATTTAAATTATTAAACCATTCTATTAATTTTTCCATCTTATTAAATTTTTAAGTTCCTTGACATTTACATTTGTTTTCACCGCAACCACATTTTTTGTAATTTCTTTTGTCAAAATCCATTGCAGCTTTTAATATTATTTTATCTAGCATGTTATCCATATTTTGCAACATTTCTCTTTGCAAATCAATAACCATTTTTTCAAGTGAATCTTTTGCTTTTACTAAATGCTTTATTTGATCCTCTTTTTTTTCTAATGAATTTTTTAAGGCATCAAGATCGTTGCTTTTAGTTCCTGTGATGGAGCTTATAATTATAGGAATTGATGCGGCGATTGTTCCAATAAGCATCATTACAACCTCTTTGTTAGATTCTAAAACTGGAAATTGTAAAAGAGTTATAATAATACCAATAACAAACAAAAAGATAAAAAGTGAACCGCCGTATGATCTTAGTTCTTTGGCTACTCCGTTGCTTGGTAATTTCATTTATTATAATTTTTAGAAATTGGTCTAAATTTTTTTATAAATCTCTCTTTTATTTTATTCATTCTAATTCCTTGTATTTGGTTTTGTCTAAAATGAATACCTTGAAACATTATTTTAATTTGTTATACTCGTTTGCTATTTTAAAAATTGTATAAATTATAGTGCCAACTAATACTAATATTCTCAATCCATCTTCTAAACTCGGTATAAAACTTATAATCAATGCACTTGTATTAATAGCTGCTAATTGTTTCATTTTATTTAATTACCCAATACATAAAAGTTTGTCCGTTTTCATTTAAAGCATTATCTCCTGTTGCTATTGTAAAACCATCATCATTAAATGTTGTTCTTACTGTTTCGCTAGACTCTTGATCACTTTCATTAGCATAAAGAATTTTCCCTAAACCTCTCACACTATCTTGAATATACCAGTTATCAGTTGAAGCAGCTTCGTCAATATTTTTAGTCATTATAAATCTTGGCTGAAATGGTAATCCTGAAACAGTAACCGAAGATGAAGAACCCTCATATGTTCCGAACTGCATAAAATTAGTATTTCTCATTATAATCATTCCTACATTAGAGGGGTTGTGAGAACTACCTGATTGACCATTAACAACAGATACTGCCATTGTAACTAAAGTTGAAGTAGGATCAATGTATTCACTATAAAAAACTTCTTCTGTGTTAAAAGCTCCTGTTTCTTTATTTGTAGGCGCTGACCTTAAAAATGTTCTCCAGTTAGTAGTAGAATTTAAGTTTTTTAAAATCCAAAAATCTGGAATTGCTGACAATCCGTGTCCAATAGTTGCAGTAGCTCCACTCCTTGTCCCTAAATGAGTTGTCACACTTAACCCTAAATCATCATTTGTTGATAAAGTTGTGTTTATATCTCCTGCTGTATTTGTAGAAGTTGAATTAGGTAATTTCCAACAAAAAGCCACATACGTATCACCACTATTATTTACAAATGAATTGTTCATTACAGTAAATCCATCACTATCAAAAGATGGAACAATTCCTGCTGTGCCACCACTTGCAGGCAATGGTGCTTGAGCAGCATTAGATGACGATTCTAAAACCCTGTCAACACCTCTAGCAATATCAAACAATTGCCATTGTTTAGCACCATTTCTTTTTTTAATCCAAACCATACCAGGCTGAAAACCAACTCCAGTTATTTGTCTGTTATCTTGACTATCACCAGTATAAGTAACAATGTTAAAATGAGGTGAAACAGCACTAACAGCACTAATAGGCAATTTTTTATTTAAACTCATTGAAACTTGCTTTGAAATTTAGCTATATCTGCTTTTTTACTTAATTTGTTTATTTCTGTAATTTCAGCATCTATATCATCTCTTATTTTTTTTCTAGCTGCAATTATATCAGCAGGTGCATCTTTTACACCCTCTGCTTGTCTTGTAATATACCAGTCCGTATCACTTAATAAATCTTTTGCAAATTTTTTAATTTGTGATATTTTATTGCTTTTTAAATCTGACGCACTTTCTGACCAAGTTTTATTTTTTACAGCATAAACAAATTTATTTTTAGATTTGCTAAAACTTAATTTGCCTAACTCCTGAACAGTATAATCTATACTTGGAGTTTCTACATCAAAAAAACCTTCATCTTCTAGTTTACTATCTGATAATTTGTCAAAACCATTAACATAATGTTTTTTACCATCATAATTTGAAGGTAACTTGCCATATATTTTTATTTCATCTTTTAATTGTATTGCTTTCATATCTTAATTATTATGGTTGTGTATCAGTTTGGAATGTATTAATAGTATAATGCAATAAAGCTGCACTATCTGTGTCATCTATACAAGTAAGTGTTATTACATTTTTACCAGACTGGTCTAATTCTGTGCTTCCTATTCTTCTTATTGTTGAAGTAGTAAAGTCATCAGCTAAAGTAATAGCTGCACTACTTAAAGTGCCTGACAAAACAATGTCAATTACTTGCCCTAGTTTCATATTCTGTATTGTTAAAGTAGCTGTAGCTACATTTCCAGTAAGTAAAAAAGTAGTAGCAGTTGAAGCATCTATATTTTGATTCCCTGTAGATGTACTTGTAGCTTTTGCTGTATATCTTGCTTCTAACATTGAATGCTCAACAGCATCATTTGCAATAGTTACTGCACCTGCATTATCCATTGTTACATCACCACTTAAAGATGCAGCAGTAAATCCTGTACCATCTCCAATTAATATTTCAGTACTTGCAACAGCTTTAGCAGATAAATCACCTTCTGAATTTGCATCTCTTACAATTACTGTATTTGCAGCTTGATCTGCAATTTGTCCTAATGATACACCAAAGGCTTGACCTGATATATCTTGTGTATCGGAACTGTAGGTGATTCCGTAAATTTCAGCAAACATCTTTCTAACATTTATAAATGCTGTTCTTAATCCATCACCTGTTGAATCGTTTGCTGTAGTTCCTACATTTAAATTTTGACTTGCCATTTTTTATTTTTTAATTCATATCTATTGTTACCTGTGTTGCATTTACATCAATTGTAAAATCTGTTCTATCTAATGAAACAGGATTACATATTGGATAGATTGCTCCCCATCCCTCTGATCTATTATTATCACCCCACCAAGATTCGCAATATATCTCTCCGTAACTCATAATACCCAGTCTATATTGTAGGATTCATGAAGTGGAGAAACATCAGCATTAGAATTACTAAACCATTCAGGGAAATTACCTGCGGCATTAAAGGCCATGTAATCTAAAAACCTTTGTGTGTAACTCTCTGCTCTATCTCTTGCCACTTGTATAAGTGATTTTAACTCTGATTCTGAAACATCTGTTGATGCTTCTGAAGTATGTTTAAATACTCCTTTATTTGATACAGTTACATGAGCTGTTTTTAAAAATTCATGAACTGTTAAATGCACTAAAATAGGCTTTACATAATCTTCTAACAATGCTTTATACGTTGCAGGAAATGTTGTGCCACTATTTATAAGTGCTGTTATATCGGTAGAAAATTTATTGTATAAATCCGTACCAATTATTTCTCTTAAATATTG